CTCACGCGAAAAACGCTGTCGGCTGCGGTTGCGACAAACCGGATCTTTGGGCGATGGCGAACCCGGCCCTGGGGAAGCGCCGCTCCAACGGGACCGGGCTCAGTTTTGAGTACATTAAGGCCGAAAGGCGCGCACTGCCTGTGTCGGAGTTCTGCCGGGAACGAATGGGCTGGTGGGACTTGCCTGAGGAGGGCGCCGCTCCGCTGTCGTTGCAGCTTTGGCACGGACTCGGTGGCTCGAATCCCGGTATGGCACGGGTGATCGCCGTCGGTGTGGATGTGTCGCCTGACTCTGCGGTGTCGGCTATCGGTATTGCCACGTGGAGGGACGACGGGCTGCCGCACGTGGAACTTGTCGAGCATTTGCCCGGGACGGGCTGGGTGATGGACCGGGTCATGGGCATCGTCGAACGGCGGAACCCCGTGGCGGTGGTGCTGAACCCATCAGGGCCGGCTGGCGCGTTCGAACAGCACTTCCGGAACCGTGGCCTCATCACCCTCGCTGACGACAAGCCCACACCCTTCGGTAAGCACCGTCTGGTGCTGACCACGTCCAGGGCGTACGCGCAAAGCTGTGGGGACTTCACCAACATGGTGACGAACGGCGGCCTGGGGCACCCGTCGCAGATACCGTTGAACACTGCGGTGGAAGGCGCACGGTCCCGGCCGGTCGCGCAAGCGTGGGCTTGGGATGCTGCGCCTGGGTATGACATATGTCCGCTGGTGGCAGTGACATTGGCGTTGCACGGCCTGGTAACCTTCGGCGAGAAGAATCCTCCTGAGCCCTTCTTCCTTCAATGAGGTAGTCATGGTCCTCACCCGGCAGGACATTCTGACGGCGATCAAGATTCGCAAGCTGTTGTTTCAGTCGAACAGCACCGGCGTGACCCTGGAAGAGTCCGCGGCGTTTCTGGCGAAGGCACTGCAACTGAAGAACCGTTATCGCAACGGCGATTCAATGCGCGTAGGCTGAACCTGACCCGCAACTGGAGGTTCCAATGCCTGACCCGATGGGCGAACTGGGGCAGATCGGCCCGCACTCCGACCCGAACGGTGACGCTGCCTGGCTTGCCGGGCAGGCAACCGCTGACACTCAGGTTGGCACCGTATCCGGTGTCAGCTATGACGCCATGTCGCACAGCCCGCCGACCGGCGGGTCGCACATGAACCCTTACGACACGGTGAAGCATTCCGGCGTGGCCTGTTAGCTTCGCTGTCCCGCGGCTAGGCCCTGCTGGGCGCTCTTAAACGCCTGGCAGGGCCTAGCATGCTTCTATGACCTCAATGACCGCCTTTCTGGAACGGGTGGACCCTGAAGACGTCACTGCCCGTGCCCGTGAAGTCAGTTTCATCGAGACTGTTGCCCGGCTTCTGGCGGTGATACTTTTCGCTTTCGGCTGGGTGATCGCGAAGGCGTTCACCGTGGTGTGGTTCGCTGCGGTGTGGGTTGCCTTGTCGTTCGCTGATGGGTGGGCCGCCGCACGTGCCGACACCAAAACCTTGCGTGAAATGAAGGCCGCACGTAACACCGGAGGGTAACCCGTTATGGGCGTTCTGGAGCGCGTCAACGCGAAGATGGCCAGGCGGAACTCTCCCGCGCCGTCTCAGCGTGACATGTCCCTGAACGTGGACGAATGGTCGGCGCTGTTCGAGTTCGGTGGCCTGACGTACCCGCTCATCCAAACCACGATGGGCAACGTCAAGGAGGAGCGCATTGTCGGCTCCACCATCGCCGCTCATCACGGCAACACCGCTGTGTTCGCGCTGGTGCAGGCGAGGATGCAGGCGTTCTCCCAGATCAGGTTCCAGTGGACCCGGTTCAAGGGCTCCGATCCCGGCGACCTGTTCGGTTCCCCGGACTTGTCGGTGCTGGAACACCCGTGGCCCGGTGGGCTGACCGCTGACCTGCTCGCCCGGATGGAAATTGACAACTCCATCGCCGGGAACTCCTACATTGTCCGGCCCCGTGGTGACCGGCTGGCCAGGCTCCGCCCGGACCTGGTGACGATCATCCTCGGTTCTCAGCTTGACGCCGATTTCCCCATGGACGCCGAAGATGTGGAAGTCGCCGGGTATGCGTACTGGCCGCGGTCTGGCCGGGCGAAGTTTTTCCTCCCGAACGAGGTTGCGCATTACGCCTCGCAGCCGGACCCGAACTTCCAGTTCCTGGGCATGTCGTGGCTGACCGCGTGTATCCGCGAAGTGCAGGGCGACTCCCTGGCCGTGGAGCACAAGGCCAGGTTTTTCCAGAACGCTGCAACCCCGAACTTGGCGATCAAGTTCGACCCCACCATCCCGATCGACATGGTGACAAAGTTCAAGGCCCTGATGGAGGAGGAACACAAGGGCGCGTTCAATGCGTACAAGACCCTCTATCTGGGTGGTGGCGCTGACCCGGTCACGGTCGGGAAGGATTTCCAGCAGCTCGACTTCGCCGCGACGCAAGGTAAAGGCGAATCCCGCCTGGCCGCCGCAGCGGGTGTCCCGCCGTCCTGGGTGGGCTTCTCCGAGGGACTTCAGGGATCGTCGCTGAACGCGGGGAACTTCAACTCGGCCCGGAGGCGGTTCTCCGACGGCACCATGTACCACCTGTGGATGTGTGCGTGCTCGGCGCTGGAATCCATCATGACGGTGCCACCGGGGGCAAATCTGTGGTTCGACGCACGTGTGCCGTTCATGCGTGCAGACGAGCAGGACATCGCCGCGGTGGCGCAGTCGCAAGCTTCCACGATCACCACACTGGTACGGGAAGGCTTCGAGCCGGACTCGGTTATCAAGGCCGTTGCTAACAACGACATGAGCTTGCTGAAGCACACGGGGCTGCTGTCGGTGCAGTTGCAGCCCCCGGGCACAGCGGTGCCGTCGGAGCCGCAGCAGCCTGGCCTGCCGAAGCTGGACGCTGCACCCGCGGCGAAGTCCCGGCCGGTGATTGACCTGGTTCCTGTGTCGCGGGGGAAGGTGAGGGCTGGGGGCTCCGACCATGTGGAGAGTTCCACGGCGCACCTGCTGGAAACGGTGTCTCATGATCTGGCGCATGCACGCAGGCATCTGGCGCATCTGCGGGATTCCACTACGCCGGACAATATTGAGTTCAATCAGGACCATATCGGCAATCACCTGGAATCGGCTTCGGAGCATGCGCAACGGCTGGCCAACCACCTTCGTAAGCATTACAAGGTGGAGGGCGCTGAACTGGAAGCGCTCGAAGCGGCGCACCCCGCTGATACGAACTCAGAGCCTGTGGTACTAAAGCAAAAGCGCCATATACCAGTTACGGTTAGCTCTAACGGAAGGGCTGCCATCGGAGGGCCGGATGAGCACTGAGAGTGCACGCCGGGTGCGCCGCGCCCTGGCAGGGGACCGTTCTGTCACCGTCACCCGTGCTCTCGCCTTCGACGACATCCACATTCGTAAGGGCGGCACGGGCCGGGATGTGGTCGCCTACGCCGCGGTGTTCAACACCCCGTCGGAGATTGTGGACCAGGACGGGCATTACAACGAGCAGAACGACCCGGCGTCGTTCAACCGGTCTCTCGCCGACCGCGCGGACCAGATTTTCTCGGTGTACAACCACGCCAAGTCCCTGGATGGCACCCCGTCGGACATGTGGTCGGTGCCGCTGGGCAAGCCGCTGGAGATGAAGCCTGACAAGAGGGGCTTGTACACCGTCACCCGGTTCGACCCTGGCCCAGAAAATGACCGTATCCTCACCGCCATCCAGTCCCAGTCTCTGCGTGGCATGAGTTACACCGGCGTGTTCGTCCAAAGCGACCCTGAAAGGTCTGGCTATTCGCAGTACAAGCCAGACCGCAACGGCGAACTGCCCCTGGTGACCCGGAAGGAAATCGCCCTCATCGAGTACGGGCCTACGCCGATCCCGGCGTTTGTCACAGCGGAAATCGTCGGTGTAAGGGCGAGGGAACTGGCAGCGATGGTGCGCGGTGGGTACAGCGCCGAGGCGGCTGAAGCTATGGTGCGCGATGGGTTCGGTTCCGAGCCGGCCGCCCGGGAGGTCATTGAGTTGAACGGTTCCAGCCGTACCGGTGTGCCTGTTCATCACACTGACGTTTCCACCACCGACTACCACGCCGAAACTGAAGTCGGCAAGATGAAGTTCCCGACGTCCTGGGATCACATGCAGTCGGTGTACGCCCTCGCCGACCAGGCAGCCGGTGCGGACAGCGGTAACAAGTACCTGCCCGAACACGGGCACCTCCCGCACCACCATGTCGGTGACGATGGCAACCCCGGCCCAGCCAACTTGATCGCTTGCCGGAACGCCTTGCTGAAGGCCGACACCATCGAAGGGTTCCCGACCGACAGTAAGCAGAAGGCGAAGGCGCACCTGCGGGCGCACATCGAAGACGCCGGCGCGTCCACGCAGGCGGACAACAAGACGTACCCGGCGGTGGTGACAGGAGCCGCAGGCATGACCAGCAATTCAGGCAGGACCGGGCAGGAGGAAACGGAGCGGGCCACCGCCGCTCCTGTGGCCGATGACATGGCCAGTCCCGCACCGGAACGTGACACGACAGTTGCCACCCATGGGCCGCACACCGGGGCGCATTCACATAATCACAA